CTACTGAAGGAAAATACCAGCAGCTCTGCCTCAATTTTGATGGGTAACTATCAAATTGTTACTTTTTGAAATGTTAAAGGAATCTCGTGGACAGTAGTGGTTATGCAACATGCAGCCTAAAGTAAGAATCCACCGTAAGGGCGGGTTTTATTACATATCCCTGTTTGCAAGGACAAAGGATGGAATCCAATTTGAGGAAATCAAGAGTTCGGGTGAGTGTGCAGAAGTCATTTCGGAAGCCGCTACGGAACTGATACTTTCATTGATACGGCCGGACGATGAATGGTGCATAATTACCACACCGAAGCGCAGGCACATCACAGAGTACCATTTCGCCACTGACATTTGCCAAAAAATTGCCCAGGGGGTGAAAATAAAATTCTATGAATCTGCAATGCAGTGCCTCAACAGGACACGTATCAATCCTGAGTTTTATCTTCTCCGGCCCATTAAGGAACAGAGAGTAATACTCTTTGATGACATCTGCACGACTGGAAGTACATTAACAGCAGCCTACGATTTGCTGAAAGACCGGAAACAGGTAATCTGCATCGTCGGCATTAATAACCATTAGCCTATGAACAACAGGAAATTGACCGAAAAACAGGAAAAGTTCTGCAATTATTACCTTGACTGTGACGGTAATGCAAGTGAAGCATACAGGATGGCCTATGACGCATCAAAGATGCAGCCTGAGACGATATGGAGCAATGCAAGCCGGATGCTGGCAAGTAACAAGGTTGCAGCAAGGATAGACGAATTAAAGGCCCAACGTGCAGAAGCATCGAAAATTAGCCGTGATAAGGTGGAAAAGGTTCTCATGGATATTGTCATGATGGACCCGAACGATTTGTATCTTGTAGATCCTGTAACAGGAAAGATAAAACTTAAATCCCCAAGCCAGATGCCGAAGCGTGTGAGAAATGCCATGAAGAAGATAAGCAATGACAAGGGTAAGGTAAGCTATGAGTTCAATGGTAAGGTGGAAGCGGCGAAGCTTCTGGCCAGCATGAATGGGTGGAATGCTCCTCAACAGATAGCATTTACTGGTAAAGATGGCGAAAAAACGAACGAAATACGCATAGGTTTTGATGATGAAACTGAATAAAATCTAAAGAATAGGATAATTATGTGAGAAAAATATCGGGGGTTATACAAGAAATAATACGAAGAATCTCAAGAATAGAACAAAAGTAGCTGGCTATGATAGTAAATCACAAGAAACTCAATCCGAATGCATTCTATCTGCTGAAATATCTAAATGATGCTACAATACGCTTTATTATCTTATATGGCGGTTCATCATCGGGTAAGTCTTTCAGTGTAGCACAGGCTGTGCTTATACAGACATTGCAGGACGGTGAGAATACACTTGTGATGAGAAAGGTTGGTGCATCAATCAGCAAGACAATTTATGAGGACTATAAGGTAGCTGTATCACTGCTTGGTATATCACAATATTTCAAGTTCATACAAAATTCAATAAAATGCACATTCAATGGTGCGAAGATAGATTTCTCAGGTTTGGATGACCCCGAAAAGATAAAGGGTATCAGTAACTACAAGAGGGTACAGCTTGAGGAGTTGTCAGAATTTGAATTTGCCGATTTGAAACAGATCCGTAAACGTCTGCGTGGTAAGAAAGGGCAGCAGATTATTGCAGACTTCAACCCAATATCAGAGACAAACTGGATAAAGAAGGACTGGCTTGACAACGAGAAACTGCATGATGTTCCTATGGTTGTAGAAATTGGCGGCCGGATAATACCTGCAGAGCTGACAAAGGTGAAGTCTTTAAAGATGAACGAGGGACGCTCAATAGTGAATCCTAAAACTAAGGAAATAGAGGAATATCCGCCTAATATGGTAGTTATTCAGTCAACGTACCTTAACAACTTTTGGGTTGTTGGTTCGCCTGATGGAACGTATGGTTATTATGATGAACAATGTGTGATGGACTTCGAGCATGACCGGATTCATGACCCGGACTACTACAACGTGTATGCGTTGGGAGAGTGGGGTGTAATTAAGACCGGAAACGAGTTCCTCGGTTCGTTTAATGTAGGAAAGAACAGCGGGGAATACAGTTACATACCTGGATTGCCGATTCATCTTTCTGTCGATAGTAACGTATTACCGTACATATCTGTCGGCTACTGGCAGGCAGACTTGAGCAAAGGTAAGGATATGTACCAGATTGCCGAGACCACGGCTGAAAGCCCGAACAACAGCGCAAGAAGAGCCGCGAAACTGGTATCCAAGCGACTGCAGGAGTTAGGATATGACGGTAAAATCTACCTTCATGGTGATGCATCAGCCAAATCCGCCAACACTATCGACGATGAGAAGCGTTCATTCATGGACCTGTTTATTGACACGTTGAAGAAAGACAACTGGATTGTTGAGGATAAGGTGGGTAACAGGAACCCGTCCGTATCCATGACCGGTGAGTTTGTCAATGCTGTTTTTGAGAAATCATTGCCCGGCCTCAGCATAAGCATAGACGATAGTTGCAGGGTATCAATCGAGGACTACCAGAGCGTACAGAAGGATGCTAATGGTGCAATCCTCAAGACAAAGATAAAGGACAGCGTAACGAAACAATCCTATGAGGAACACGGGCACCTTACCGATACTTTGAGATATGTTGTACATGACATCATGTACGAGGAGTATTCCCAGTTCTCGAGCCGTCGTAAACGCAACATGTATTCTGACAGAAGCGTGTTCGGATTCTTCAATCCTTCAGTCGAGTATCAGTATTCACAGAAGATAGTGTACATCATGCCGAATGTTGGAGGAAAGTTCTATATGTGTCAGGTTGCAAGGTGTGGAGAAAAATGGCATGTTCTTGACCTCGTAATGCGTGAAACTGTATCACTCGAAGAGATGAAGTCTGTTATATGTTCACATGATGCAGGAACGTATATCGTGGAATCGTCACCTGCATATTACCAAATGGCAAGGGAACTGAGAAATACGCTTCCGGAAGTAAGGATTAAGAAGGAATATCAGGATATGGATAAGAGAATAGCTGCTACATCCGATTTCATTAAGTCATACTTCCTGCTTTCTGAGACCGGTATGGAAAATGATGAGTATATGGCATTCATAACTGAAGTTCTTGACTACAATGATGAAAATATAAGTGGAGCCAGTGCCCTGTTAAGTGGTATTGCATATACTATCATAAAATTAGGGTAAGCTTGGTTCTACTAGCAATATGTTGATACATAGTATTTTATTTGCATTTTCCATGTTTGGGTAAATTGCAAGATTTTTGCAAAATCAACATCGTATATACCCATAATTTATCTTTGTCATATAAGGATAAACTATGGGATATACAATTTTAAAACAGGATACTATTCCGGCATGTGCTGGGCTGAAAATGGCCAGTGAACCACAGACTGTATCAACACCAAAGGAGGGTGTAAAAGATAGTGGTTATATTGACCGTTGTGATGTGCATGAGTTATTCGTATCCCCACTGGTTTGCGGTCATAATTACATGGAACTGTTCCGTTCTGTTCCTGAGGTATTCTTTCCGATTGATTACATTGCTTCACGTATATCAGGTTCCGGATTCCAATTGAAGAAGGTAAAGGACGACAGCGTGGTCTGGGAGAACAAGAGAATGAACCAGATTCTCACAAAGCCAAATTGTCTTATGTCTTGGAACGAGATTATATATTCACACTTCGTATATAAGCTGTGCACTGGCAATGCTTTCTTTCGTGCTGCTATGGGAGAAACATTCAAGGACCAGCCAAAGTGGAAATGGTGTGATAACTTTTGGGAACTTCCTGCTGATTTTGTTAATGTAGAGCCTAACAGAAGTGTCAATAGTCCAATCTTTGGAATAGCATCTGAAGATGATATTATCCGTTGTTACCGTCTGAATTACGGATATGTGAGTACGATGGAAATCCCTTCATATCAGATATGGCATGACCGTGACGGCTCACCTGAATATATGTCAATAAACGGGTTCCTGAAATCAAAGAGCAGGTTGGCCGCTCATCTGAAACCTATATCCAACCTTATTGCTGTATATGAAGCGAGAAACGTGATTTACGTAAAACGTGGTGGTTTGGGGTTCCTGGTATCCAATAAGAAGGATGAAGCTGGTACTGCAGCAATGACAGAAGATGAAAAGAAGGAAATACTTGACAGTCATTTTGGAAAATTTGGGCTGGACCAACGTAGACTTCCTTATGGTTTAAGTGATGTTCCTCTGTCGTTCGTTAGGACAAATCTTACTATCAGTGAGTTGCAGCCATTTGAGGAAACCTTGACTGATGCTATACAGATAGCCGGAGCATACGGTATCCCTTCAGTGCTTGTACCGCGTAAGGACCAGGCAACATTCAGCAATCAGGCAACAGCGGAAAAGGCTGTATATACATCTACCATCATACCGATGGCCAAGAAATTCTGCAAGCAACTAACTGCATTTCTTGGACTTGAAGAAGGTGGCTATTACTTGGATTGTGATTTTTCTGATGTGGATTGTCTGCAGCAGGGATTGAAGGAAGCTGAGGAAGTCAAGACAATGGTTAATACTAGATGTAAGGAGCAGTTCCTTAGCGGCCTCATCAGTATAAATGACTGGAGGGCACAAATAAAGGAAAGCAGATTCGAAGAACCTCTTTTTGACAAGACTTTGTTCGAGATGTCAGACGAGGAGAGAGAGATAGTAAAACAAGTAATAAGTCTTAACACAAAAAGTGAAGTTGAAAATGGAAGAGAAAACCAAAAGCCTACAGTACAAAACGAAGGCAAATGATGTGGATGAGAAGGGTATCGTAACGGTAGCTGTGAACGGTATCGGTGTGAAAGACTCACAGAACGATGTTTCCATGCCTGGCTCTTTCAACAAGACGTTGAAGGAGAATATCGGCAGGATGAGATGGTTCCTTAATCACCGTACTGACCAGTTGTTGGGTGTACCACTCAGTGGCGAGGAAAAAGAGGGAAACCTCATTATGGTTGGCAAGCTTAATCTTGAAAAACAGATTGGGCGAGACACGTTGGCTGATTATAAGTTGTATGCTGAGAATGGCAGAACACTTGAACACTCTATCGGAGTGAAAGCCATAAAGCGTGATGAGACTGACCCGCGCAAGGTGCTTGAATGGAAAATGTTCGAGTATTCGACTCTGACAAGTTGGGGAAGCAACCCTCAGACATTCCTTGTAAATCTAAAGTCAGGTACACAGGAGCAGGTTAAGGAAGCTATCGAGTTCATAAGGAAAGCGTTCAAGAACACGAATTATTCGGATGAACGATTGAAACAGTACGATATGGAACTTAATCTTTTGCTTAAAGCAATTAATGGAGGTAACGTGGTTACTTGTCCTCATTGTGGACACCAGTTTGATTACGATGAACAACATGAGCATACATTTAGTCAGCAGGTGCTTGACAATGCTGCCATGTATTCGAGATGGCTTACTGACCGTATCGTAAGTCAGGAGATAGACAAACTGGAACCGGAAGTACGTGCAGAAGTTATTGCACTTATTGATTCCGTGAAGTCGGAAGGACTGGAGTTGACCGAGAAGTCTGTACAGAACTTCATGGCATACGTCCGTTGTCCGGCATGTTATGGAAAAGTCTATAGAAGTAACGCCTTGTTGCAGGATGATAGCACAAACATCTTCTCCGGAAAGTCTGAGCCGTCCAATGACACTCAGGATAAAACTGACGGTAAGCAAGAAGATGATGATGTTAAGAAAAAAGCCGCTGATAGCACTTCTTTCTTTAGTTCATTGAATAAGGCATTTAATAATGATTAAAATTAAATTGAAGATGAAGAAATTTACAGTTGCAGATTTCGGTCTTAAGACCGAAGGGATGCCACAGGAACAAGCTAAGTTCCTGATCAACATGACAGAAAAAATGTGTGATGTTGTCAACAAGGCTATGGAAGGTGTTATCTCACCTGAAGATTTGGAAAAAAAGCTGAAAAGTCTGAACGATAAGTTGAATGGCTATGACGATGAGAAGTTCAAGCAGCTTTCCAAGGATAACGAGGAACTCATTAAAACAGTTAAGGGTCTTGGTGAGACTATCGAGAAGTTGAAATCTAAAGGTATCGGCATGGAAGTCATCAACAAGTTCGATGAGAAATTGAATGAAATGTTGGATTCTGACAAGTTTAAAGATTTTGCAGAAAACCATACTCGCAAGACCGGAACATTTGAAGGATTTAGCCTCAAGGATATTGTCTCAATGACAGACAACTACAGCGGTGACCTTCTGATTACCCAGCAGCAGAACAGGGTTGTATCTAAGATTGCAAACAAACGTGTACATATGCGTGATGTCTTGACTACTTTGCAGGGCGATCCTAAATATCCGAGCCTTTCTTATGCAGAGGTATACGACTTCGACCGCAATGCACGTTATGTGACCGAGAACGGAATGTTGCCTGAATCTAGCATTAAGATTAGAGAACATCAGGCAACTACCAAGCGTCTTGGTACGTATTTGCGCATCTCAAAAAGAATGCTGCAAAGCCGTGTTTACATCCGTTCATTTATCTTGAAAATGTTGCCTGAAGCTGTATATATGGCAGAGGACTGGAATATTTTGTTCGGTGATGGCAATGGTGAGAACCTGCTTGGTATAGTAAACCAGAAAGGTGTAGATTCTATAGAAAAGATAATTAATGAATCCATCGTAACCGGACAGGCTGGTTCAGTGAAGTCTGTATCAGGATACAATTCAAACAAGGACACTATAATTGAGTTTACAAATCCTCAGGACCTTATCCTCGATGGTATGAATATAACCTTTGCTGGAGCGACCGAAATGACGGACTTGACAACTCCGCATCCTGTGATCAAGATGGATGACAGAAGAATTCTCTTGAAGGATGTTGCCTACAAGACTGAAAATTCTGTCAGTTCTTTGACATTTACCGTCAATGAAAGTGCTTTCAAGTCTATAGAGGAACCGAACTCACGCGATGTTGTGAAGACTGCGTTTGCTGTAATGACATACGCCCAGTATTCACCTAATGCGATTATTCTGAACCCTATGACAGTCAATGCCATGGAATCAGAAAAGGATACAACGGGAAGAGATTTGGGTATCGTGGAAATGCGTGGTGGCGTCAAGTATATTGCAGGCCGTCCTATTATTGAGTCGAATCTTATCCTCCCTGGTAAGTATCTGTTGGGTGACTTCAATATGGGTTCTTCGCTTGTTGATTACACATCACTTACACTTGAATGGGCTGACGATGTGGAGAGCAAGGTAAAGAATGAAGTTGTCCTCATTGCCCAGGAAGAAGTTATCTTCCCTGTATATATGCCATGGGCATTCGCTTATGGTGACTTGGCAGCCTTGAAAGAAGCAATCACTAAAGCCTGATGCCTATGTTACTTCTTAAAGGTGACAAAAAGGTTCTTGAATGTATCATAAAGGAACAGCGTATCCGTATTGGCCGTGGGTTGATTTCCATCACCCCGGCATCGGAAGCTGGACTTGTACCGGAAGAGGAAGTAAAAGAAACATTCGAGAGACAGCAGGAGGTTATAGATGAGCTTTCTGCAAAGAACGAGAGTTTACAAAAGGAAAATGATGAAATGAAAGCCAGGATAGCGGAACTTGAATCACTTTTAAATGATACCAAAGATGTTGAAATCACGGATTCAAAGAATAATGAGCCAGACGATACCAAAGAGGTTCCTTCCGAAGATGAGAAGGCAGCCGAGGTTCAGGAGGACAAAAAGGTTCCTGCTAAGAAAGCGAAGAAATAAGGAATTGCCATGTTGATTGATGTGTCATATTTTGTATCAGGACCCCGTCATATTCAAAACGCCTCAACATCAAAGACGGCCGGTGCCGATTCTTTAGCAGTAACCGGTCATATTGAAGCATATATCAAGAAGTTGCAGCCTGTTTTTCTTGAATCCATGCTCGGTGAGAAGGAAGCAGGTTATGCAATGGATTACCTTGATATGTCTGATGATGAAGGAAACGAAGATACTGAGCCGTCTAAGTATGAAATCGTATGCAACAAACTGAAAGAGCCTTTTGCTGATTACGTGCTGTTCCACATACTTCGTGATTCTTCATCGGAAGCTACAATAACTGGGAATGTCCGGCTGAAGTGTGCCAATGAGTACATTTCACCTGTTAATGCCCAGGTTATTGCATGGAATAGGATGGTTTCCGCCAATGTGAAGTTCATCCAGTGGGCGCGTGATGGTAATTGTCCGATTGACCTTGTCACACAGACTAACATGTTGATTAAGATTAACCAGTTCAATCTATGAAAGGTATCGTTGAGATTATTGGAGATGTGGTAAAGGAAATGAGTGGGAACCTTACAATCGTAATGCCTGCTGACATCGAGAATGACAGGTTCGAGGAAGTTAAGAATCCTGAACTGAACTACATATTTGGTTCGGCCCAGTATGTAAAGGATAAACTTGATGAATACAGCAAAGTGCCTTCAACATCAGAACGTAAGTTCCCTCTTGTCGTACTGTTCTGTCCTGTTACAGAGAAGAGAGACAGTCTGGACTATTATTCAAAGGTTTCACTGAATATCCTTATAGCGTGTTCATCAACGAAGAGCTGGAGCAATGAACGGCGTCTGTATGCTTCATTCATCAACATTCTTCGACCAATTTATGAAAGGCTGATTGAGGTAGTTAGAAATGATGGGAGGTTTGATATATACTATGACAGTATCGTTCCGCATGAATATTCTGAGAACTACTCGTATGGCAGATACGGAGCCTATACGGAATCCGGAGAGGAAGTGAGCGAGCCTATTGATGCCATAAATATACGCTCGATGGAATTAATAGTTAAAAATCAAAGTTGTAGGTAATGAGAAATACAAGAGTGTGCGAAAGCGCAGAAATGAATACCGGTGGTTCGGCCTGCAAGGTTGACTGGGGTAAGGTAAAGGGAGCAATACTTGTAGAGCATGGAGTAAAACTACCGGCAAATATTACTGCCGATGAGTTGGAAAAAATGTGTCATGCTGACAGACCAGGCAGAATTTATCCTATTCATACATTCGTTGAATATGCGAAGAATGGTGGTGAAGCTCAGGTTAGTGCTGTGGGATACGGGGCAAACCAGTACAATGGCCTCAACGCTCAGACAGATACTTTCACACTTCCTCGTTTTGATGAAATTCTGAATGCTGAGCTGTTGCGTTGTGCTAACAAGGAATGGGATGTGTACTTCTGGGATTCAAACAGAATGCTTATCGGTTACAATGATGGAACTGATATTCTTGCCGGAATTCCGATGTCAACAGTATATCCAGGTGCCACACCGTTCAGCACAAGCAGTGCGAAGTCAAGTATGACGGTAAATTTCTGCCACATGGATGCAGAAGACAGCCAGTTGAACTTTGACTACTTAAAGTTGGATTTCAATCCTGCGAATGTGATTAAGGGACTGACTGAGGTCATGTTAGTTGAAAACGAAAGCAACAAATTCAAGATTATTGAATGTGTAGGTGGATATGACAGAACTGCTGAATTTGCAACAGAATTGTCCTCAGGTGCATCCGAGGTATTTGATGGGGTTACATCAGCTTCGTATGAGGACGGTTATCTCACAATTACTCCTGGTGAAGGTGAGATTTCAGTTAAATCACCTTCTGTTCTGTACGAGAAAGATGTCAAATGGGTTGAATTTGTAAAAGTAGTTAAAGCAAAAGCATGATTGTAGATGGAGTCAATTTTGTGGAAAAGCAGGTCAAGATGATGTCGAAAAAGAAATTCATTGATACCCACATGACCTGTATCTGGCAGAAAGTTTCTGAGGAGAATCGAAAAAAGAAACTTTCTGACGTGTATGAACGAATTACTGGTAAGTCTGTAAAGGATGCTGACGGTGAGTCTGCTGATAAGTGATGGTTTTGGTTGATTAAGCCGGGCGGAAGTCCGGCTTTAATTTTAATTGTATGGCTGATTTCGAGAAATTGGAGAATGTGATAAACAGAATTGCATCAGGATTTGAAAAGTCATGTATGGATTGCCTTCAGGAAAACAATATAGAAGTTGCAGACCTTGTAAGGGAACAGCTATATTCAGGTCTTGACGGTAATACAGACAGTCTTAGACCAGGATATTCAGAAGATCCATATTTTAGAGAAACTACATCTATGTGGCATAATGATCCAGACGGGTATATTGAATGGAAAAGGAAGATAACACCTCCGATAAAAAGTCCGAGACTGAATCTTCCTCCAAGGCCTGTTGATGTTCCTAACTTGTATATTACCGGTCCGTTCCATGAAAGTATCCGCGCATCTGTTGCAGGTGACACTCTTTCGATTGATACTGTGGGATTCGTTGATGGTCCTGACATAGTAAGGAAATACGGGAATGACATTCTCATGTTGGGAAAGGACGCAAGAGAGTATGTTGTACTTCAACTTCTCGAGCCTTTTTTGAAACGTTTTTTCAAACAATGTGGGTATAAATGATGGGATGCGGTTGCGAGAATAAGAAAATCATGTCTGACTATGAGCGTGTGGCCATGCTTGCAAAAAAAGCTGCCATGCTGGACGGATGTGTGTACGTTGTGTACAGGAAGAGTGACGGTACCTACTCGTTCGATAAGGAAGGTACCAAGGTGGATGGCGTTATTGTTGAATATAAACATTACTTGTGATGGGAAATTTGAAATTGAAGGATTTCGTCGATGAGGAATCATTGAAGAAGTTGCAGGAACTTAGGAGTACAATATCAGATGTAAGGCAGGATTACAAGGATGCTGCATCGGAACTTATCAAGGGACTTACTGTTGACGTCAAGGTAAAGGGAGATATTGACAAGTTGCAGGCCATATATAATACTCAGGCTAAGAACGTATCTTCCGCATCTGAAAAACTTACTGATGCATTCAGTCGTCAAGCAGAGGTCGCTGAACAACTGATGAAGAAAATCAAGGAGAAGGCAGATGCAGAAAAGCTGAGTACAAAAGAGGTAAAGGAATTGTCAAAGGCATCAGCAGAAGCATCCAAGGCAATGCAGCAGGCTGCTAAGGCTGAGGAAGCAATGAATAAGGCTCAGAAAGCTGCGAATACTACCAGAAAGGCTGCTGCCATGACCGAGGAGGAGCGCATACGTTTCATCATGGAATCTTTGGAGTTGGCAGACAAGGAGGTGCATAGTATTGATGAAGCGAACGAAGCAAATAAGAGATTGCGTCAGGCTGTAAAGATGGTACGTGATACTGATGAAGATTATAAGAATACTCTTGGAAAACTTAATTCTACTATCGGTGTCAATACAGATTACGTTAAACGTAACAGTGACCGATATACTCAGCAGAAGATGGAAATCGGAAACTACAAGGAGAACATCAAAGCTGCATGGATGGAGATAGAGCGAGGAAACAGTTCCATGAAGAATATGGGTATCATCGCATCGAATGTCGGTAATATTTTAAGACGTAATTTTTCTAAAGGCATAAGTAATGTAGGTGTTGGTGTCGCATCAATGGTAAAAGGATTTGTAGGAGCACAGGCTGTACTGACAGGTGTTCAGAAGTTAATATCATTGTTCAAGGGTGGAATACAGACATCTATTGAATTTGAAGCTGCTAACTCAAATCTTGCTGCAGTCCTTGGTACAACATCTGATAAGATTAAAGACTTGCAGAACGATGCCCGTGAGCTTGGAGCATCAACCAAATACACAGCAGCAGAAGCCACAAACTTACAGATAGAACTTGCTAAGTTAGGTTTCACGGCTCAGGAAATTAAAGACAGTACACAGTATATCTTACGGTTTGCTCAGGCTACTGGTGCAGAACTTCCTGATGCGGCTTCGTTGGCCGGAGCAGCTTTAAGAATGTTCGGTGCCTCAACAAAAGAGACCGAGCGTTACGTGTCCGCAATGGCTGTATCTACAAGTCGTAGTGCGTTGTCATTCTCTTACCTTGCGACAGCGATGCCTATTGTTGGCCCTGTAGCCAAATCATTTAACTTTACCATTGAAGACACGTTGGCGTTGTTAGGAAAGCTTTCTGATGCTGGATTTGATGCGTCAATGGCTGCGACAGCTACACGTAACATTCTGCTTAATCTTGCAGACAGTAACGGTAAGCTTGCAAAGACATTGGGTGAGCCTGTTAAGACGTTGCCAGACCTTGTAAATGGGCTTGTCAAGTTGAGGGATAACGGAGTTGACCTTAACACCACACTCGAACTTACGGATAAACGTAGCGTGTCCGCATTCAATGCGTTCCTTACGTCAGCTGATAAGATTGTCCCACTCAGAGAACAGATTACAGGAGTAGAGGGGGAGTTGCAGTCAATGGCAGATGTGATGTCTGACAATATGGCTGGTTCGTTGAAGTCTTTGTCATCCGCATGGGATGAACTTATGCTTACCATAAACGGAAGTAACGGATGGATGCGCAGCGTGGTTGACTGGGTTACTGGTATGGTACGTGGACTTTCCGCTTTACTTGCTTCTGTGGAAACAATCGAGACAAAAATGATGTCTGGATACGAGAAGTCATACATGAAAATCACAAAGAGTGCGGACATTATCGGGAAGTACGAGGCACAGATAGCTAGAGATACAGAGAAATACGTGAAGCAGGGAATGTCTGCAAAAGAGGCTGAGGAAAAAGCACGTGACATACAGCTTAAATCACTTGAGGAACGTATAAAGAAGGAAGAAGTGCTGATAGCTGATGCGGAAGCTAAGAAGAAAGAGATACAGGATAAGGAAACTTGGTATAATAAGGCATACCTTCATAAAATGGAGGATGGAAGCTATAAGACATATGCTGCTATGGAACTGCAACAGTCCGAAGCTATCGCAAAATCAAAGGCAATGATTTCAGTGTACAAATCGTTGTCGAGCGAGATAAAGAATGTGTCAGGTGCAAGTACGAATGGAGGTAATGGTGTAAAAATAGAGACAGATAAGGAGAAGGCTGCACGTTTGAAGGTTGAAGCTGACTTGCAGAGGTCTCAGACTGCACTCATGGAAGAAGGACTGGAGAAGGAGCTGGCTGTTATACGTAATGGTTACCAGCAGAAGATTGATGCCGTAAAAGGTAATTCATTCGCAGAAATGGCATTGAGAAAATCGTTGCTTCAAGAAATGAATAACGAATTGGCGAAGGCTTCTGAGGAGTATGAAAAGAATCGTGCAAGTATTGACCTTCAGAATCGTCTTGCTTCCGTTGAGGAAGGTAGTGAGGAAGAAATGTCCGTTCGTCTTGATATACTTGATAAGCAGAAGGAAGAAGAAATGAAGGCTGCTGAAAGTAATGGTGCCGACGTGAGCCTCATCGAAAAGAAATACATCAATGAAAAGCGTAAGATTTATGAGGAATATGCTGCTGATTATGTTGATGAGATTTCTAAATCTGCCGCAGCCGAACAGGTTGTAAGGAATGCACAATATAATTCCGACCTGAAAGAGTTGGAAAAGCTGCATGCCAAGAAACTTATTTCGGATGAGGAATATGAGAAAAAGAAGGCTGATATAACAGAACGGTATTCTATTGATACCGCTAAGGCTGCTGTTGACTCGTTGGAGGAACAGATTTCTGTTGAAAATCTGAGCCAGGACGACAGAGAAAAACTTGCCGAGCAACTTCAGAAAGCAAAGGCTGATTTGGCAAATGCTGAAGCTGATGCCGAGATTGCTGCAATCAAGAGGGTTCAGGATGAAGAAGAAGATTCTTACAAAAAACGGATGAAGAATGCTCAGCGATGGATGGATGTTGCGTCTGATGCCATTGGTGCAATCGGTAATCTTATGTCGACATTATATGAGCGTGATATTGAAAAGATTGAGGATGAACAGGAGGCAAATGAGGAAGCGTACAATGCTGATGTTGAAAGGATTGAAGCACTTGCCGAAAGTGGAGCAATATCTGAGGAGGAAGCAGAGGTTCGTAAAAGAGCTGCTGAAGCTGAAACATCAAGAAAGAATGAGGAACTTGAGAAAAAGAAAGTTCAGTTGCAGCAGAAGCAGGCTAAATGGCAGAAGGGTGTGGACATTGCTCAGGCTGGTATAGCAACAGCACTTGCAATAACTCGTGCATTACCTAACCTAGTACTTGCTGCAATAGTAGGTGCAATGGGAGCGGTACAGATAGCGACTATCGCAGCAACACCAATTCCTGCATACAAGGAAGGTACTAAGAACGGTGGACATATTGGAGGATTGGCTATCGTTGGTGATGGTGGAAAGCGGGAGGTTGTTGTGTATGGTGGTAAGTCATGGGTAACTCCAGATGTTCCTACCGTGGTAGATTTACCGAAAGGTGCTGAAGTGTTCCCTGATATAAGCGAATTCAATGAGAATGTAAGAATGAATACTATATATGATTCAGGAATAAGTAGTCCTGTTGTTGTAAATGATTATTCTGAACTATCTCGTGAGATGAAAGGAATGCGTGTAGAACTCAGGAAAATAATGAAGATAATACATAAGGAAGCATACAACTCTAATTATGAACATTATAAAAGTACAATATTATGATAACTACATTAAGCAGGTTGAGTATGTTTGATTTTATTGAACTTCTTTGTGGAAACAGAGAAGTTCTTATGGAGGAAGGTGATAATAATTCCATGCTGGAAAATGTGGCTTCAGAATTGATATATCAGTATCAGAGCATAGTAAATCCTTCCGGAATAGAATCTGCAATTTTAGAAAAGGAAGAGAAAATAAAGATTAAGTACAGGATTACTATTGCAAAGATATTGAAGGCGCTTATTAGCATAAACGCTGTAGATGATGTTGTTGGACTTCTGTCAGAAATGGGAATTACTGGTATTGAGCGTGAAAAGATTCCTTCAAGAATAGACCGTATGATTGCAGAAGCGGAGTACATGAGAAAGAGGATTGAAGATACTTCTTCTGCTGATAGAAAGAAAAATACTCCTGATGATGTACGTGCATCATTTGACAGGGAGATAGCGTTTCTTATGACTTATTTCAAAATGAATATTGACACAAGAATCATTACTGCAGGTGTGTATGCGAATATGGTTCATCAGGCAGATGTTGAAATTAAAAGAAAATTGCATCGTTAGATAACTTTTTTGCTGCTTGTCGAATTTTTTTCCGTTTGGTTTGTAACACGATTGTAACACTAATAATCGTAATAGACATGGAAGAAAAATTCGACAATGTGGCTTTATTGCCAGTAATTAATGAGAAATGTGACATAATAATTCATCTTTTATCGTCACTTTGCGACAACCCGGATTTTCTTATAGACTTACTCAGAAAGTCTACTGAGAAGCAGAATAAGTTTTCATCATCTCGAATGAAAATATTGCATGGACATGGGGTTGGAGCAGATAGTGATTGAGCAATATCAGTGGATATTGGGACTGGCAAGAAAGTATTGCAGGAATATGATGGACGCAGAAGACCTTGCCGAAGAGACTGTGTATAAGATTCTGTCAAATAAAAGTAAATATGATTCTTCCAAGAGCTTCCGACCATGGTGCAGCGTTATTATGTTGAACACATATATAACAACATACAATCATGAATCATTGATACGTTTCGATTCTGAGGAGAAGGCTGATCATATCCATTCTTATTTCGATGCGGACAATGAAACGTTAAGGAATGAACTTTATGGGATAATTGAAAAATGCAGGAGAAAATCATGTTCCGTTGATTGCGCTATAATGTATGCTGAGGGTTACTCTTATGAAGAGATAGCAAAAAAGATGCATATACCATTAGGTACGGTTCGTAGCCGTATCTCGTTTGCTCGGAATATGATTAGGCAATGTGTTGTAGATTAATAAGTTAATTATGGTTTGACAATTGAAAATGGCGAAGTTTACGATTGCATATATAGTCAATCTGAACTATCTTTATAGTACAATTAAAATATAAGTCAAACCAAATAATTAGCATTATGGAAAAGAGTAATTTTCGAGTAAGAGTGATGAAGTATGCACACCAGTTAGCAAAAACAACAGAATACACGTGGAAAATCTGTCTTATTAAGGCATGGGAGTTATACAGACTTGCTAAAAATATGAGAAAGGGTATTGTGAAATTTGCATTCCAGAAAGTTGACGGAAGCATCAGACATGCTTCCGGAACATTGTACAATCTTCCGGCCGGAACATCAATTCACGGAAAAAAAATGACAAAGCCAAGTTACAAGACATTTGCATACTTTGATGTAGATAAAGGAGAGATGAGATGCTTTAAGATAGAAAACCTTGTAACTGTTTATTGATATGGAAAGTTTTATTGTTACTACTTCCGGGGAAGTATCATTTACTTTCCCGGCAAACGGGAGTGATTTCTCGTTGAAAGAATTGCAGGATTCTGTTAATGGATATATAGAGATTGTTCCAATAAGAAAGAATGTAGGTCCTTTGATTTTTAAGGAATTTGATAAGGAGGGGTTTGCAATAAAATTGACTGATGAATATATTATGATTGTTAACTCTGATGGGAAGATTGAGTCTCAGCAGTTCAATTATGTAGCAACAGTACTGGCAACGGCATCGGAATCCATAAGTCCTGGAGACTGGATTGCTGGAGATGTACTTGTCTGCAGAAGTAGCATGGTTAAATAGTTCGGTTTTGTGTAATGTATTTTATATCAGTTGTTTGCGTGTTTTTGGGTGAGCAGGATTTTAGGCAAGCCGTAGTCGGTTTGCCTATTTTTATATATTTGCTTTTGTTGAAAAAAGCATGAAAATGAATTGCAAATTCTATATATCACTTGGCTCTAGTAAAGTTGAAATATCAAAATCAAATTGCATTGATATTTCTGACATGATTACAAATCTTGATGACATAAAATTGTCGTATGTGAGGTCTGATTATGGTGGTGTTGTGAGAAAATGTGGTAGTACAATCACGTTGACTGGAAAGGCACGAAATATGATTGTTTCTTATTATACTGAGAATAAATTGAAATCGACAGGAGCATTTGCTGTTTATAGAATTAATAATAACTGGGAATATGACTTGCTGTTTGAATGCCCAATCGATTTTTCTACATTCAAGTATGATGGATATACTGCACAGATAGCCTGTCTAGATAATTCTGTTGCTGCAATATTGAACTCAAACAAGGGGACTAAGTATGAGGTTCTTGTTGATGAAGTCAAGGAAGGTAAACAGCTATATTTTGATGGGGTAAGGTTGTTAAATACTGTAAGAATTGTATTTACTGGAAATTCTGTTGATGATGAAAGTTATACGATAAGAGAAAATGTTGATTGCAGTGGTTTTGTATATTATATACCTCCTGTTTCTTATGCAGAAAGTGATATTCAAGTCGATGGATATGTAAAAATGAATGACCAGGAAGAAGGATTGTCTGGAAAAATTGACACATCTTCTTCATGGGTGACTGCAGGGCCTAATCTTAATACAACGAGTTACTTTCTTGAAGCAGTTAAAGATGTCAGCATTGAGATTGATTTAAAGTCAATTTCAATAAATGTTGTAAACTCTGTAAGTGGTGAACTGAACGATGTAATGGTATCATTGTATAAAATTCCAGTGAATGGTAATCCTGTATCTATTGTTAGTTCGTTTGTAAATGCGAGTGGATTATGTAATGTAAATCTTTTGAAAGGTGAAAGGCTTCAGTTGTGCTTGCATCGTTTTATGCTTATTAATCCTGTTAGCTTTGGAAGATCTACATTTTATTTTTATAACCTTGGTGAACTTAGATGGAATGAGACTGGAGAAATAAGCTATATCGATGTTGTAAAGCCTTCTTCTTTACTGAATAATCTTATCGAAAAAATGGGGATGGCTTCTTATGTAAGGGGAGAAGTTAATTTTGATAATACGGAGTTAGACAAAATATTACTTGTTGCTGGTGAGTCAGTTAGAAAATTTAATTCAGCAAAGTTGTATACGTCATTCTCTGATTTTTGCAAATTTCTTGAAGTAGTAGCAGGAATGGTTTATGTGATAGAATCAGATGGAGAGAATACTAATATAGATGACGGTTCTGATGATGTTGATTATACAAAGGATTATGTATATGATGATGTTCAGATTGATGCAGATGAGTTTGTAAGGCCTGGAAAATATTATACGGATTTAACAAATGAAGAAATAGATGCATTATTGCCTGATGATGTGACATTAGTTGATGTAGTGTTTTTTGAGGATTACTTATTCGGTGGACTTGGAAATAATGGGGTTTATTACTTCTTTAATTATCCTGGAATAGAGAAGTATAATGAGATGAATAGTAGTTTTGATATTGTTATAATAGATAAAAACATATTGTATGATTCTGTTTCAAAGAAATATTACATCACAGATTCAGTTAACAACAGATTAAATGATTATTTTATTTCGTCACTTGATTTTTCAAGATATAATCATCTTGCACGGTTTGGTGGATTTATTATAGGAAATATTCTTGATTCTGGGGAATACGATGGTGATGTAAACAGGGAGAATATTTTATTCTCGAAAGAATTGTCTAAATTCTTGTACTATCAATCAGGTTCGTACTATAGTGTTTTTGAAGATTCTGAATCTTACCAAAAAGATGGCCGTTTAAATCCTTCTGCTGTTTTTGTTGATATTTCTGACCTTAGTAGCTACGATGATGGAACATCATATATCTCAACATCAGGAAACAGATTGCTTATGTATAATGGTCCTGTTCCTTCACTTCCAGAGAGGAACGATGGAGAAGATATTCCTGTAGTTATACCTACTGATAGGTATGTTATAAAATTTGTACATAGAAATTCTGTATTCTTAAATAGTGTGTCAAAAACTTTGAGTGTGGTCAGTGAACCTGAGTACAGCGTATCTTCTGGAAGGATTTACTCATCTGTGAAGGTTGGATATGCAAAACAGGACTATGATTTAGGGAATAATGGTAAGGATGAGTTTAATTCTACAATTGAATATTCTACTGGACTGAATCTTAAAGAGCAGACACTTGATTTTTTATGCCCATACCGTGCTGATAGTTATGGATTTCAGGAATTGTCGAAGAAGAATGTTAATCAGACATCTGATTCTGATAGTGATAATAATACATTCATAGTTTATACATCTATAGCAGATTCATGTTATAAATTGGATAGAAGTATATCTGTTGATGGAGTGTATACAGAAACTATATTTAATGCCAGATTGTTTCCACATTTTCTTATTGAGGCAAATGAAAGGTTCCTTGCATCATATACTTCTCGTCTTATATATACTTCGAGTGATATTTTGGATAATATCATGATAAACTCTAATAGAGTGAACAAAAATGTATCTCTTGCATCGCAATTGTTTAAGGAAGGGGATATTACCGTTAAGACAAATGATTTCATATTGCCTGAAGACTGGAATGGATACGTAGATTTTGAATGGGATGGGAAATTATATAAAGGGTATCTGAAAAATCTTGATATTAATGTATGCAATGATGAAGTGTTTGAATATGAATTAATTGAATGCTAATATGTATAAGATAAGTCCTTTTACTCCATTATTCTTCAATCCATCTACGGATATTGGATTATCAAGCAGATATATGCAGTCATTCTCTCCGTATGACCATATTCTTTTGCAAATAATAGCATACAATGAAAGTAATTCCCCATCAGTATATATCGTTGATGTAATAGACGGGAAAAGGCGGATGGTTAACATGAGGTCTTGGTTGATGAACCCCAATGAAACTTTGTATTTCACAGAAATAACAGGATTGAATGATGGCCTATATTCTGTTGAAGTTGATGGGGTATGTTCAGAAGTATTCCGTGTGACAGATGATGTATCTGGAACTGTTCTATTACAGTATTCGAATCCTAATAATAGGATGAGAAAGGATGCTGTATTTTGGATTGATGGAATGCAATACTTTTTTGATTTCAGAATACCTGGGGGATTCAAGGATGATGATTGGGTTTTCGGAGTAGATAATGAGCAATATACAACTTCAGGTAATGATGTTATTGACATATATAGTATTGACAATGTACAGAAGACTCTTACTATGGGAGGTTCAAAAGGCTGTCCAGTGTGGTATGCAGAGTTGCTAAACAAGGCATTATGTTGCAGCTATTTTTATGTCGATGGCGTTCGTTATGCCAGGGTTGATTCTAATGTACCTGAAATGAATGTACTTGTAGAGGGTATAAGGTCTTATGTGTTTAAACAGGCAATAAGAAGGGTTTCATTGTTAAATCCTGATATTGAAACGAACAACAAGATGATAATGAGACGTGTAGATGATTCACGTTATAGAACCATTGATAATGATAATTACAGATTTAAAACTATAGATTTATGACAAACGAAGAAAAACAGGAAATCATATCATCTGTGATTCAATCCTTACAGACAAATTCTGCTACAATAGACCAGTTGAGTGAGGTTGAATCTTGTTCAGAGGGTGATTTTATAGAGCTGAATAAGGGAAGAAAAATCAGTGCTGAGAATCTTGCAAAGGATGTATCTTCAAAAGTTCTTCAAGAAGCTAATCAGGCTGTCGCCGAATCACAGAACTATGCTGAGAAGTCCGAAGAGTCTGCAAATGAATCTGAGGAATATTCTGAAAAATCCAAGGAGTATTCTGAAGAAGCAAAGAGACAGGCTGTATTGGCCGGCCAGTCAGGTGAACTTGCGCAGTATGCGAAAGAACAGGGAGATTATGCGAGAGAACAGGGGGACAATGCTAAGGAGAAAGGAGAAGAAGCTGTTTCTATTGCGGAAGATGCTGCTAAAAGGGTAACGAATGATGTACTTTTTAAATACCAGCAAGCCTTATCTGAAGAGGAACAACAGCAGGTGAAAGATAATCTTAATATAGTCAATTCTGGGTTTCAGGTGTTGGAATGTAATGAATCTACGGCAACAACAGGACCTTCTGATTCAGGTGTTATTAGAATATACGATGTCCCACGTGATATAATGTTGGCTATAGTGATATGTAAAGTTGATGATAATGATTATCTTCAGTTAATTGTACATAGAACTAGTAATTTAGTAAATCTGCTATCTTATGATAATACCCATCATAATGTTCATATAAGAATACAATACGAGAATCCATCACCAAACCTGATTTTGACAGTAACATCTACCGATGGTAATTCACATAACTTTTCGGTTTACTGGTTATATTATCAAAGAAGTTCCGATCCTAATAAATTTCTAGGTAATTATGAATCAGAAGAAAAATTGCAATCTGTTATAGGAGAAATCGGATGTTATGCTTATGTTGGAAATCCTCGTCACATCTATAACTGGGATACAGAGACAAATAAATGGAAGGATGGAGGAGAGCTTATTACTATTACAGATAAGGAACTATCTGAAGATTCAGACCGTCCTGTAGCTAATTCTACTCTTTTTAAGAAGTTCAATGAGATTGAAAAGAGCATTACTGATACCAAGAAAGAACTATCTGATAAGATTGATGAAAATATCTTCTTTAAAAATGTATCTAAAAATGGCGAAAGATTAGATTTGGTTTCCGCTGTCAATCTTGTTCCGGAAGAACTCAGAATTCATGGGTTTGAAGTGCGTTATCTTTCCGATGATGGTTCATGGATTGACGTTACTTTCACCGGTGATTCTATTGAAAACTGGAGCACTGAAAGTAACTGGAAACAGATTTCTGGTGGAGGTACTGGAAGCGGATTCTACAATGTTTCTGTGCAGCATCCATTGATAGAAGGGTATTACACTATTGAAACAGCACTTCAGGCAATCGCAAACGACAAGATAGATGATGAAGATAAGAAGGGTAAGATTATTACATTCGAAGTATCTGCAGGTAAATGGGAGGACTATCGTTTTTCAGGAACCAGCATTGAAAGCTGGCTTGAGCCTTCTGCCTGGGAACGTTTCGGAGGTGGAGATGCGATTAAGAAAATTAAAGTAACAAAAGGTATTTCTGTTCAAGAGTTGACGCCGGATGAACATGGACAGGTTGACCTTGAGATACCAGTTGTTGAAGTGGACCAGGCCGTTAATGAAAATTCAACTAACCCTGTAAGTGGAAAGGCTGTATTCAATGAGTTAAAGAAGAATACAGGCTCGGTGGCGTCAGGAATACAATTGAACGAGATAGGAGAGGGTGATCAGAAGGTATATTCTATCTCTCTTTTGAATGCAGGTGGTGAAGTGATAAGTACTACAGACCAGTTCTCCGGTGCCGGTGGCGGAAGCAGTCTTGCAACGAAGGTAATTCTTACTCGCGTTACAGCTAACAAGACTGTAAAGATTGGAGACGATGTGAAATTGACATACAAGTATGACCATGTCAATTCTGAGACTGGAGAATCAACGGGAAATCCGGCTAAGGCGATAGTGACAATCATACAAGGTGCTAACACCAATACATTAGAAAGTAACATCTATGCAGGAAGCAGCAATACTGTTGATGTGACAAAGTATATGGGAGTAGGTACCAATACTGTAAGGGTAAAGGTTCAGGTCGGTGAAGGCGCAGAGATGCAGGTTTCTCAAATTACATGGACAATCAATGTGGTTCAGTTGACTCTATCCAGTTCATTCAATATTGCAACATCTATCAATAGAGGAGATAGTGTCACTATCCCTTATGCTCTGTCAGGAGCAGGAAACAAAACATTAAGGTGCTACGTTGATGGTGTTGACAAGGAAGATAGAAGTATAACTGCTTCAACAGCGAATGGATCATTCAGTATAGATACATCTGGAATGTCACATGGAACCCATTCTGTTCAGCTTGTCGTAGAACTTGAGCTTTCTGAGGATAATATAATTAAATCAAACAGCATATACTTTGCAATAGGTGTTAGAGAAACTGATAATAATGCTCCGATAGTATATGCAAGGTTCGACTATCCTGATGGAAGCCTTATCTTGGGAGAAAATACGCCTTACATACAAACAAAGCAGTTTGATGTATATACACTATCCTATGCCGCATATAATCCTAAAGAAACTCCTACAAATGCCATCGTATATGTTGGTGAAGATGTAGCCTCATCATCATCTGTTCCTTTCGTTGTACAGAATCTTACGCTTCGTGCTTCTAATTATGGAGAACAGAAGTGCCGGATTGTTGTAGGCAAAACTGAATACAGCTTCAGATTGATTGCAGAGAAGAGTGAACTCAATATAAGTGAACCCACAGACGGAATGACTCTCAAACTTTCTGCACAGGGAAGAAATAATAATGATGTCAACCGTGAAGAATGGAGTTATAACGGCATTCAAACTGTGTTCGAAGGATTCAAATGGGGCGGTGACGGATGGATTGGAAATGCGTTAAGATTGAATGACAAAGCTCGTGCTGTCGTTCAATATGCTCCGTTAAGGCAACCAGACCAGAACGTAACTAACGCTTTTGCTTTTGCTGTAAAGTATAAGGTCTCTGAAGTTGTTGATGATGAAGCTGAGTTGATAAGATGCGTTGACGGTGATGGAACAGGTTTTGTGATAACATCACAGGAAGCAAGAATGCAGACTAAAGGTAAGTCCTCATTATCCATGAAGATGGCTTCAGGCGAAGTCTATGAGGTAATGTTTGTCTCATTTCCTAAATCAGCATCTGGTTCATCAGAATATGAGAAACTGAATACTGAGATGGTATATTTGTATATCAACGGAATCATGTCAGGTTCTGTACAGAGGTCTGCTTCTGATAGCATTTACCAGTCCGACCCGCAGTTTGTTACCATGGGAGCAGACGGTGCCACGTTAGATGTGTATCTGTTGAGGGCTTATAATACGTATCTTAGTGATTCTCAGGTTTTGGATTGTTATATGATTGACCAGGATTCTGTTGATGACATGTTTGCGTTGTATGAATCAAATAATGTGATTGATGACAACGGAAATGTTACAGTTGACAGTGTTCCGGACGGAATGCGTTATATCATCATTACCGGGCGGCAGGACAATGGGGTTCCTACTGTTCTCCAAGCGGCTGTCAATAACGACAAAGACCCGAAATATGATGTGGACGAGATGCTTTGTGTGGTGAAAGGGAACCAGTCATTGAACTTCAAGTGCGTGGGAGGATGTATCCGTCTGCAGGGAACTTCATCACTTGCATATCCGATAAAGAACTACCGCATTTATTTCAAGAATGCTTCCAAGGTAGCCGGTGATTTGTATCTTGGCTGTGACGAACAAGGTGTTGGAGGAGAGCTTCAGGAAGAGGCGAAATACTCATTCCGTCAGGCAGGTACATCCAACAAGGCAGCAGCTCCTGTGGATTGTTTCTGTCTTAAGGCTGACTTTGCCGAATCCTCATCATCACATAACACTGGTATGGCAAAAATTGTACAGAATATCCTTACTGCTGCAGGAGAGTTGACTCCTGCTCAGGCACATTGTTCAGGAGAATATGGATATGATGTGCGAACAACCATCGACGGTGAACCTTGTTACCTGTTCTACCGCGGTACCCTGGACGAAACTCCACAGTTCCTTGGCAAGTTCAATTTCAATAACGACAAGTCAACAGAAGCTGTATTTGGATTCTGCGATATACCTGGTTATCATGACCAGTCGTGGGTAGCAGATAAGTTTAGTGGCGTTAACCCGACCGAGTGCTGGGAGTTCCTGAACAATGACTACCCGATGGGCATGTTCCTGGATGATGATTTTGATACAAAGGGTGATGACGGTACCCCGAACTGGCTGAAGGTATTTGAGGCGAGATTCCCGGATGATGACGACATAAACGCCGAGTATGAGGCTGGAACCCGTAAGCCGAAATATCTTGAGCCGTTGGTTAAGTGGGTAAAGAGCACACAGAACGACGGTGGAAAATTCAAGGCTGAGCTCGCGGACTGGTTTGATGTAAACTATTTGTGCGACTATTATATGTTTACTGAAATAATGGGATGCGTAGACCAGCGCGTGAAGAACATGATGATGGGATTCTGGTATGATCCGGAAAAAGACAAGGTTCTTGCCTATATGATATTCTATGACTGTGATACTATTTTGGGTGTGCGTAACGACGGCCGTCTGAAGTATTCCTGGGATGTGGACGAAAACACTGTCGATCCTGAGCTTTCAACTGAAGAAAAGACGGTGTATGCCTATGCTGGTCATGATAGTGTATTGTGGAAGAATCTTCGTGAACAGTTCCCGGAAGAATTGCAGGCTGCGTACAGACGTATTCGTGAACGAATGTCAAACAGCACTATATTTAAAATGTTCGATGACGAGCAGAGCGCAAAGTTCTGTGAACGAATATATAACCTTGATGCTTTGAACAAATATGTTGAGCCGAAGACATTAGGTGTTGAAGTAAATCAGGATGGTTCAGTTACAAATGTCAAGTATTCGTACCTGGAAGCTATGCAAGGTAGTCGTAAGTCACACCGTCACTGGTGGATAACGAATCGTATGGGGTTATTTGATGCAAGATATAGTACGGGACAATATACAGCAACTGATATATCGTTCAAAGGAAATAGTGCTGCAGGTGCTACAGTAAAGGCTACTCCGCTTCGTGATTTCTATTTTGAATTCCGTCGTGAAGGTGATACAATGGTGCATCAAAAGGTTACTAAAGATGTGGAATGGAGTTATACTTATAACCAGATGGCCAACATTGGAACAATATTCCACCTGTACGGTGGCGAATGGATGAAGAAACTGGACCTGTCTGCGTGGGGTGGATTTACGGACATGAGCCTTCCGACGCTTCCTGTTCTTGAGGAGCTTATTCTTGGAAGCAGCGCAAAGACATACGCACTGACAGAGCTTGTTCTTGGTACGAAAATACCGATGCTGCGTAAGCTTGAGGTAGTCAACTACACCAACCTTCCGAGCCTTGACCTGTCAGGATGCAACCGTCTGGAAGAAGTGAACGCATCCGGATGTACAAAGATGTCTACAATAACCTTTGCTGAGGGTGCGCTTATTAATAAACTTCATCTTCCTGAAAACTTCCAGACTCTTGTACTGCGTTCAATGCAATATATAGAATGGGATGCTATCACATTTGATGCAAAGAATAATCTTACAGGATTATGGATTGAAAATTGTGCCCTTATAGACGGTAAAAAGGTATTTGATGAGATGTTCGCTCTTAAAGGTGCATTGAAATATGTTCGTATAACTGGAATTAATCTGGAAGGAGACGGAAGTGATTTGAAGGTTTGGTATGATTCTGGTATTGGAGGTATTGACGCTCAAGGTATCACTACAAATACAAGGTGTAAGCTGGTTGGCAACTACAAACTGACTAAGTATCTTGATGAAGAAGTGTATGCTAAATATGCTGAACGGTTTGATGAGCTGAATATTCGTCAGCCTCAATATACTATGATTGAGTTTGATGATACAGTTCCGGACGATGCAAATATATCTAACCTTGATAATGAGACCGGATACAAGTTTGGCAATACTTATCAGACAAGTGCTCATATATCAGTTATCAGGAGAAACAGACATCGGGTACTTGGTAAGCTGAAATCAGAAGGAAAGATGGTTATATGCCAGCTTCATGATGAGGATAGTAATTATTATGCGGATGCGGAAGTAGCAGCTTCAGGAACACCGGCTAAGTTGGATTCTACTGAAGGTGACGTGTATATCTATGAGCCTCATTATTGGTATAAGGGTATCAATGACTACCTGAATAACAAGAAGTATTCATGTTTCAGTTCGAATGAAGAAATGCCGGATAGACCTGAATGTAAGGTTATTGGTTATGATGAGATTGAGTCTGAAAAGAATGTGCGTGAAGGGTATAAACTGACTGTTGGAAGACAGCATCTTGATGATGCTTATTCACAGGATTCAAATTATCTTGTCTGTAAAGTTAACGTGTTTGGATATAAGAAAGTGAGATTCCCGACTGTACTTGGTACATCAATGATTGGTTCATGTTTTACAGATTCCGGAAAGAATGTAGTGAAGGATGTTTTTGTAGATTCTCTAAACAACAGGTTTGTCAATGGTATGTATATTATCTGTGATGTTCCGGAAGGGGCCACGGAATTGAACTTTACTATTCATAAGAATGCAGAATTTGATTGCGTGGTATTGAGCAACAGCGATAAGATTGAAGATATGGAACCTGACTGGGTTGAGCATGAGCCGTGTCTGGTAGCTGTCTTTGAGGCATGTACGATAGGTAGTAAATTGTATTCGGCTGCTACAGGTAATGCAAGTGTTGGCTCATTGACTCAGAGTGATTTCATCTATTATGCCAAGCAAAGGGGACTTCAACTTATTGACTGGGAGATGCACAAGGATATAGCTAACTTGTTTTTTGCTTTCTATGGTCGTCGTGATTCTCAGGACCAGTGCGGATATGGACAGTCAACAGAACAGAGAAATATCGGAACTACGGCATTGCTTGGTATGCAGGATACCATAAGCTATAATTCAGATGGAGGAGCACATCAGACTTCCAATGCATGGTATGTACGCCCAAATGAAGATGGAAAGAATGTATATTCTCTCATTTACAATACAAACTGCATGGGATATGAGAATTTGTACGGTGATAAGTATGAATGGTTGTCAGGTGTTTCTTTGCCTAACACGAATGCGCAGGAACAATATAAGTTGCTTATCGAAATGCCAGATGGAAGCACTAGAAAGGTAAAGTCTGGAACTGTTGATGGATATTGTACAGGTATGTATCATCAGAAGTATATGGATGTTGTTGGTGTTAATTCTCAGAAAGGTAGTTCAACTACTTATTATTGTGATGTTTTTACATCATCAGGTACAGCAAACCGTGTGGTCTATCGGTCGGTCAACAGCGCGAGTGCGTACGCCGGTGTCTGTCGTGCGTATTGCGGTGGCGATTCATCGTACACGAGCGCGAGCATCGGTTCTCGTCTCGCCTTCAGGGGCGAAATCGAAGAAGCGGAAAGCGTGACTGCGTTTAAAGCGATAAAAGCGATTTTGGCATAATATGATTTAGGAAGGTGACGTAGTTTTTTACGTCACCTTTTAAAAACGGGCGTAAGCCCGTCGAAATTTTTTATTTTTTGGATTATGAAAAAAGCATTACATTTGCCACGAGGGTGGATTCCTCTGTACCGTGTGGTGTGCCGGTCGAACAACAACTCGAATGCGAATGGCGGTGTCTCGTACGCGAATTGCGGCAACGATTCCTCGTCCACGAATACGAATATCGGCTCGCGTCTCGGAATCAATCAGAAGGAAATAATGGCTTTATGCCAGGAGGATGAGCCTCAACAAAAGCGGTATTTGTACCGGAAAGTTGAAAAAAAACTTGAATGGGTAGAGTTTGGTAGGGATTTTTCCCGAAGAAGTTGGGCCCGGTGATTGAAGGCATGAAGAGAATAGGTAACATCATGAGTGAGGTTGTTGAGTATTCGAACATGTATGAATCTTACAAACAGGTTCTTCGTGGGACAAAAAGGAAACAGTCTCAGTCAGGCCAGCGTATTATACAGGATACGGAAAGAATACTTACGGGATTGTCCGAGTCTCTTGCGGACGGGAGCTTTGAAATATCTGGATACAAAGATATAGATGTTGTTGAAGGTGGAAAACTTCGACATATTCAGGTTTTATCTTTGAGAGAAAGAATAGCTATTAATGCTGTAATGCGTGTTGTTGATAAACACTTGTTACCACGTTACATAAGGACAACTTCTGCGAGTATCGTTGGAAGAGGTATGCACGACCTGATGAAGTATATCAGGGATGATATACGTAATGATGTGGATGGAACAAGATACTGTCTGAAAATGGACATTCATAAATTTTATGAAAGTATAGACCAGGATGCAATGATGGATTGCGTAAAACGTGTGTTTAAGGATAAGATTCTGATATGCCTTCTCGATAAGTTTGTCCGTATGATGCCTTCAGGTATCAGCATTGGACTTAGAAGCTCGCAATGCCTTGGAAATCTTCTTCTGTCTGTTGTTGTGGATCATTACCTGAAAGATGAGTTAGGGGTGAAATATTATTACAGGTATTGTGATGATATGGTTGTTCTATCTTCAAGTAAGGAATATTTGTGGTCTATTTATAACGTAATAAAGGAAAGGCTTGATGGAATAAATCTTGAGATAAAGGATAATGTCAGAGTTTTCCCGACAGAACAAGGAATAGACTTTATAGGCTATGTTATATTTCCTGACCATGTATTGCTCAGGAAGAGAATAAAGAAAAAGTTTGCAAGAAAAATGCACGAAGTAAAAAGCTCTAAGAGAAGGGATGTGCTTATTGCTTCTTTTTACGGAATGACCAAGCATGCGGATTGTTGTAGATTGTTCAAAAAATTAACAAATAAGGATATGAAAAAATTTAGTGAAATGGGAGTCGTATATACTCCTGCAGATGGAAAGAAACGGTTCCCTGGGCAAACGGTATCTCTTAATAAGTTGACTAATCTTGAGATAGAGGTACATGACTATGAGACGGACATTAAGACATCTGAAGGAGAAGGACGGTATCTTGTGTCTATTAGGATAAAGAAAACCGGAGAATGGAGGAAGTTCTTCACTGCATCGGAGGAAATGAAGGCAATCCTTGACAAAATTTCTGACATGGAGGATGGCTTTCCGTTCGAGACAGTACTGGAACCTGAAACCTTTGACGGAAATAAGGTTAAGTATAAATTTACATAAAATGAAGAGAGTAGAAGGATATTCTGATATTAAGTTACTTGAATGCACAAACCCAGTTAAGAACAAATGGCGTCTAAGATTTGATGTTGTTGCATGTGAAGATGGGGCATGCTCATACATTGAGGAGGAACTTGACCATAAGCCTGATTCTGAAGAAATACGCTCTATCGTATCTCAGTGGTACAATTCTGAAACAGATAAGAAGATACTTTCAGGATTAGAATATGAGGGTCATATTGTATGGCTGTCGAATGAGAACCAGTTCAACTACAAGGCAGCATATGACATTGCCGTTCAGACTTCCGGACAGAATCTTCCAGTAACTTTCAAGTTAGGTACTGATGAGGAGCCATATTATAAAACATTTGAGAATCTTGAAAGTTTACAGGATTTTTACTTGAAGGCTATGAATCATATACAGGAATCGTTGAAAGAAGGATGGGAGAAAAAAGATTCGTTCAATGTTGAATTATATATTTAGGATTGAGTTATGTGTTTGTATATCAGTGATATTTGATTAGTCGTGATTATAGGATTTTCTAAAAAAAAGATATGATATAATATATTCAATATCTTTGTGAAGGCCCTCAGATAATGTATTGTGCATTGTCAGAGGGCCTTTTGTTTTATTAAATCTTATTTTATATGAAGGAATTAGATGATTTGATTAAAAAGGTAGGGAATGACAAGGTATTGCATTTCCTTGGAGGAGGGTGGATTTGCGCAGTTATCACTTTTGTATCAATTCTTCAGGAGGGTGATTTAGACTCATGGGGAAAAATATCATGTGTAATAATTGGCACAACGGTAGTGGCTTTTCTGTCTGTTGTAAAAGAAATTATCATGGATGATAAGGCTGACTGGTTTGATGTTCTTGCGTCTATTGCTGGATGTGTGACGATTTTTGCTGCTGTTGGAATTGGTATTTTGTTTAATAATTTATCTATGTGATATGACTGTCCTATTCTTAATTTCATTGTTTGTTATTGCGATTTATATCGCTGTAGTAATTGTAAAATCAGGAGTACCTTATTCAGTTTCGGATACTTATTACAGGATTGAGCACAAGAAGTGGTTTACGTTTGTTATGCTTGCAACAGGGTTTTCATTGCTACCTGTTGCCCTTGAAGTAAGTTCGGAATCATCACAGTTCTTGATTTTCCTTACCATAGTAGGAATTACTTTAGTTGGTATTTCTCCGAATTTCAAGGGGGAAAAATCTGAGCGTAACGCTCATTATGCTGGGGCAATTATGCTTCTTGTATTTTCACAGATATGGGTATGGCTTAATTTCAAGTGGATTCTATTGCTTTGGCTTGTGTATGTTGGCTATATTGCGTATAGCCTTATTAAGAAAAAGTCAAGTTCTAGTTTTTACAACGATCTTGTAAGCTTGAAACCGGTATTCTGGGCTGAGATAACTCTTGTAATAACGACCTATGTTACAGTTTTTGTTGAGATATGGAAAAGTATGTAGGATTCATTACACAGGATTTACGTGCAGGCGTGGCAATTATATTCGCCTGTCTTGTGCTTATAGTCTTTGCTTGTCTGCTGGATATGTGGACCGGAATAGATGCAGCCAGGATAAATAAAGAAAAAATTTGTAGCAGGCCTTTGCGAAAGACAGGAACCAAGATTGTGGACTATTACAGGCTGGTTATGTTCTTCATTTTAATTGATATTTTAGGACTGTGCTTCCCCTGGTACAACTTACCATACGGGGCAGTTATCGGAACACTTGGCGTACTGATTATCGAAGGTTTGTCTGTCATAGAAAATTTTAAGAAGAAAAAAAGTCATGCTGCAGAGGTAGCTGATTTGGCTATGCGGATTACGGAATGTGCCACACCGGAGGAAGCTCAAAAAATTATCAAAGCCATTAAGGAAGGAGTGAAAAAATAAAATAGGAGTGCCACTGCACTCCTTGTAATAAATTATTTATTAACCATCCTACCATTGGTAGAACTCCACAAATATAAAGGAATAAATGTTATGAACAAAATAGATTCAATAATAATTCACTGTTCAGCCACACGTGCTGGACAGGACATAGGTAAAAAGGAGATTAATCAGATGCACGTATCCCGTGGCTTTCAGTGTATTGGGTACAACTACGTTATCCGGCTGGATGGTACGGTAGAAGTTGGTCGTTCGCTCACTATTGACGGGGCGCACTGTAATAGCAAGGGATTCTCAGGTGTGTCGTACAACAAACATTCAATCGGTATCTGCTATGTGGGTGGACTGGATGCAAACGGAAAGGCAGCCGATACCAGAACGACGGAACAGAAGAAGGCGCTGGCAAAGCTGATTAAGGAACTCTGTATGAAGTACCAGATTGTGGAAGTGTTGGGTCATCGTGACACATCTACTGACTTAGACGGGGATGGAATCGTAGAGTCAAACGAATGGACAAAGATGTGTCCGTGCTTTGATGTGCGTGCAGAATATCCTTTTATTCCTGAAATTGTTGTGAAGCCATGAAGCTATACGACTACATAATGGGTAAAGTGAGCCGGTGCATTACGCTGGCTCCTTTCATGTGTATCATATTGCTGGCGTCAGCAATATGGTCTTGTCGTAGCATTAAGTATGTCCCGGTTGAGTCCATCCAATACGATTCGGTCTATCTTAACAAAGTAGTCAAAGATAGTATCTATATCAAGGATTCAGTATTGTTGGTAAAAGGTGATACGATTATCGAGTATAGATACAAGTATATCTACCAATACAAGGACAAAACAGACACGCTTTATGTAACTAAGACTGATTCCGTACAGGTACCTTATCCTGTAGAGAAGCAGCTTACCTGGTGGCAACAGTTCCAGATAGATGTAGGTGGATGGGCGATAGGTATTGCTATAATATCGGCAATTATAGTGATTATGGTTGTTATACGTAAAATGAAGAAATAATATCTTTGCAGTGTAGAAGTTCGCTTTTATTAGCAAATCAAAGCCCCGACCAGATTAATATCCGGAAGGGGCTTCTTTATGACCAGCCTCAACAACACTAATAATCAACTTCACTGGCTGGTTCTATTTGTGTTACTATGTTATCTGATAAAAGTTCGGGAATAGGCATAAAAAAAAGTGAGGGGAACCACCCCCTCACTAAAAGTCAAACCAAAATCAGGGCCACTGCCCTTCATTATGGTATTGCAAATATACGAATTATTTTTTATGAACAAAAAAATCCCCGCATCGGCTTAGTGCGGGGACATGTCAAACAAAGTCACTTAATTAAATTTAAGCGAAGCCGAAGTATTTTTTATTGTATTGCTTATGTCTTCCAGTGCATTCAGGAATGTTTGAAATTCATTCTGTGTGAACTTTGCAGGCTTTCCATTTACAGTATATCCATTTATTCGCTGGTACAGCCAGTTCCGGCTTTTTCCAAAGTATTTCTTTGCTATGTAGCTGAATGAGATTATATCAGGAAGTTCCCCCAGCTTATCCTTTAGTATAGTTTCTTCTGCCCTGGTAATAAAATCCTCGCAAGCCTCAACTGTAGCTTGAAGTCCGGCTTTGGAATCTGCAATGTACTTGTTCTTTTCTTCTTCACTCATTGAGGATAGTTTCACCTTCATTTCCTTTTGGAAGGCAAGTTTTTCCTCAGCAGTCTTTAGCTCTTTGAACTTCTCAAATGCAGCCTGCATGTCTGCGTTAGGAAGGTATTTATCCATATTATCCATCATAAATCTATTTTTAATGCCCTCCCAGTAGGGAGGGCTGTTTTTTTACTCTTTTTCCAACATCTTTCGGATTTCGTTCATCCGATCAAGAATATCATTAACCATCTTTTCGTATTCTGATTTATCAAGAACTCCGTAGGTTGAATGAAATTCGATTAGCAGTTTGAGATTCTTGTACTCTTCTTCTAGCTTTTTCCTTTCTTCATTTTCCATGTTGTTTTAATTAAGTGAATAACTCTTTGTTTGACACTACAAAGATAATAAGCATTTGCATATTATCAAAATATTTCGGTGTTTTTTTACGTCAGATTATCAAGAATTTCTCTGATTGCCTTGTCTGCATGTTTCTTCATAATGGATACATAGTTGAATATCGGCCGGCTGTCTTTCATTGATTGTCCGATGCAATATTCGAGCGTGGACAATGGAATACCTAAGTCGAATCCGTGTTGAACGAAAGACTTACGGGCTGAATACAGGGTAAAATAATGCTTAATTCCGCCAATTTCTGCCAGTTTCTTAATCTTTCTTGCAAGAACATTGTAGCAGCTTACATAGCTTGAATAACGGCCGAAAATGAGTTTTCCTGATTTCTTGTCCATGTATCGTTGTATGATTGGCTTTGCCTCATCAGGAATAGAGAAGTTCACCGCATTGTCTCCCTCTTTAGTGTGCCTGGTCTTTTTTCGGACATAGTATATTTCATCTGTATTCCGGAAGTCGTATTCCAGCATATCAACAAGATTCATTCCGGCAAGATAATAAGTCAGCATGAAAATGTCACGTACTACTGAAAGGCTGTGTGTGTCCAGTCTGGCATCACGTATTTTCTTAAGCTGCTCTACTGTTATGTACGTGTCCCTTTTCTTTGCTGACGGAACTTTAGCCGTCACGAATGGGTCCACGTCGAATGATACATATCTCATTTTCACTGCATAGTTGATGATTACTTTCAGAAGAGTAATGTATATCTTAATACTTGTCTGGGAGAGTTTGTCTTTCTGAAGGCTCATTAAGTAGTTGTTGATCCGAATTGGAGTGATGTGTTCCATCAGAGTATCATTACCGGCGAAGTCCATGTACCTGTTAGCTGCAAGCCTGTACAGCTTGTAGGTCTTTCCTCTGTCATCCTTGTCAATCTGTGATAGATATTCGTCTGCTATTCCAGAGAATGTCCTGTGCTTTTCTCCCGAGGTTGGTGATTTGATTATCTTGATAAGCTGGCTGCATGTAAGGCTGTCTGCAAAAGGAATGTTTGACGCTCTTTCTTCATACGCTGACAGCAGCTTCATGAGGTGTATGTTCAGCCTTTCCTTGTCTGGTCTTTTGACGATCCTTCCGTTGCTTATTTCTTTCTCTGAGTCTATCGTTACATCAGTCGGGATGTATCTTGTTTGCCGGCAATGTGTAACTGCTATCCTTACAGTGTGTTTATTGTTTTTTAAGATTAAATTCGGGACAATTGTTAAAAAAAATGTTGCCATACTGGTTTATATTTTAAACTGGAATAAAAGTGGAATGAAATACGCCCAAAAGTGAGGTTTTTTCTATCATTCACACGTTACAAATTAGATTGTGAAAAGTTCGGTATGTATCCCTAACTGTTTGAAAACCAGCAATAAAAAAGATACTCCCGCTGAACACTTTCAGCAGGAGTATCACAACACAAAAACTAAACTAGACTTAACTAAACTATTCTAAAAGAAGTTTCACAACTTCCGTTTTATTATGTACGACACAAATATAGGGTTTAGATTGATTGTATCCAAAGAAAAACAGTAAAAAAAACGATTGTTTCAAAAAAAAAGGTTGAAAATACAACAAAAAC